CAATGGTACCAACAAGGATTCTTCAGGCGGATAGATTCTTATATTAAGAATCATAACTACCTGAAGCGCCGAATTTCACTAGAGAAACAAGAATTAAATCGTGAACTTGCATTTTTAGGTTCGATAGATGGAAGTTTCTCCACTATCGACCTATCTGCAGCTAGCGATTGTGTTTCTTGGAATCTAGTGAAAAAGTGGTTCCACCAATCTGCTCTCCGTGAAATTGTTTGGTGTTGTCGCTCAAAAAGAGCCCAACTACCGAACGGTGACACGGTTAAGCTTAACAAGTTCGCTCCGATGGGGTCAGCACTCTGCTTCCCCATTGAGTGTCTTGTTTTTGCGGCGATTGTGGAAGCCTCGATCCAAGAGGTGGGAGGCCGTCCCTACGCATCTGAGTATCGCGTATACGGCGACGACATCATCGTTGAGTCTCAATATGCAGATGCTGTTATTAAGCGTCTACAATTGAATGGATTTACTCCGAATGTGGAGAAATCCTACACCTACACAGATTCTCCTTTGATATATCGAGAATCTTGTGGAGGTGAATTCCTCAATGGTGATGATGTCACGCCTGTTCGACTATCCCGCTCGTTTTGCGGTCTAGTCATTGACACTCGTGACGCGTCGACAATTGAACGGCTGATTGATCTCGCAAACGACTGTTATGGTCATTTGCCGACTGTCAGACTTTGGATCATCCAAGCACTTTCAGTGCTACCAGATGGTCTCAAAGTTCCGTTTAGTGTTGATGGTAGTTTAGGATTATTTAGTCCTGAACCTACCAATTGGCACATAACGGAGGGTCGATACTCGAAATCCCTTCAGGAATTCGTGTTTCGAGCTGGTAGTAGTAGTACAAAGTACACTGCTCCAAACCCTGACGATGAAGATATTCGATTATTCGAATATCTGAGAGTCACTCAGCACCGTGAGCGTCTTTGGTTTCCCGAAGACCTCATGGATGTTCAAGTGTCCTCTCCTGGTCGTACGAGGTGGTTAAGTAAAAACTACTTCGACCTACGCCCGTAGGTGACCGAAGAGAAGGGAAGTACTCACTATGAGTACTGGGCGGAGTTGCTTCCGTCAAAAGGAGTTTATCCTT